ACAACCACGTTTAATACTTCTACTACAACCACTTTTAATACAGTTACTAGTTATAATACTAGCACTAGTACTACTACTACTTTTAATACAACTAAAAGTACAACAACTACTTTTAACACCGCTACTACAACCACATTTAATACTAGTACGACAACTTCTAAAAGTACTACTAGAACAACTGAAACTACGTTTAATACTACTAAGTCTACTACAACGACTTTTAATACAACTACAGCGACAGTTACTACGTTCAATACGTCAACTACAACAACTTATAACACAAGTAAAACAACAACTGTTAGTACTAGTAAAACTACTAACACAGAATTTACTACAAGTAGATCAACTACTACAACATTTAATACAACAACGTTAACAACTTTTAATACAAGTAGAACTACAACAGTATCAACATCTAAAAATACTACTACCACATTTAATACTAGTAAAAGCACTACAACAACTTTTAATACTAGCACAACTACTACGTTTAATACTACTCGTACAACAACGGTATCAACTAGTCGAAACACTACAACTACTTTTAACACCAGTAAATCAACAACTACTACATTTAACACGTCTACAACGACCACGTTTAATACTAGTAAAACTACTACAGTGTCTACAAGTAAATCAACTACAACAACTTTTAACACATCTAAGAGTACAACTACTACGTTTAATACTAGTACATTAACTACGTTTAACACTAGTCGTACTACTACTGTAAGTACATCTAAATCAACAACGACTACGTTTAATACTACTAGATCAACGTCTACGACTTTCAATACTAGTACATCAACTACGACGACGTTTAATACTAGCACTACAACTACTTTTAATACTAGTAGAACAACTACGGTTAGTACATCTAAAAGTACTACTACGACGTTTAATACATCTACAGATACAACTACGACTTTTAACACGTCAACTACTACTACTACTACGTTTAATACGGCTACGACTACGACGTTTAACACTAGTAGAACAACAACTGTTAGTACGAGTAAGAGTACAACGACTACTTTTAATACAACTAAGTCTACGACTACCACTTATAACACTAGTACTAATACGACTACGACTTTTAACACAACTACAAGTACTACTTTTAATACAAGTAAAACTACGACAGTTAGCACGTCAAAAAACACTACAACTACGTTTAATACTACAAAAAGTACCACGACTACGTTTAGTACAAGCACTGCTACAACTACAACTTTTAACACTACAAGAAGTACTACTACAACATTTAACACAACTACAGTGTTTAATACAAGTACTACAACTACATTTGAAACTAATACAAACTGGTATGACGGTGATCCTAGTAATTACGGTCAATTAGGTGACGTATCGTTTGACAGGTAGAAAAGTGTAAAAACGTGTAACTATTATAATACTAATAAATTAAATTTAATTATATGGAAATGTTTAACAGACGTGAGTTGGACAAAAGAATTGGCCATCTCAAAAAAAATAAAAAATTAGAAGACTTAGAACAAGTAGAAGGATACTTTATAAGACGATGTACTGAAGCTGGTATTGAATTTAGCTATGATGTTATGGCTGATGAAATGCCTTATTTCAAAACATTAGCTTATACTGAGTTTGCAACAAGTTTTTATATACAACCACTTAACGTAAAGCTAAGATACGCTCAAATGATCGATGCTTACGCTGATAATTGCGAGGTTGTTGATTACTCATCTTATTTAATTGAAAATATTATGAGTAAAAATGCAAACAAATATCAAGATAGAAACTCTAAGTTTGATCAATATGAGCCAAAAGATAATATTGTTATATTGCCTGGCTCAAATAAAGTAAAATCTAATATTTGCTTAAATAGACTAAAGTTTTTAGCAAATAAACATGGTAATAACATGTATTTCAAGCCACATCCTATAACAACTCATCAAATTATTGGTGAATTAAAGGACTTTTTTGGCGATAGCAATATATTACCAAGGGACATAGATATGTATTACTATTTACAAAAAGCAAATAATGTATATACTACGCATATTAGTGAAAGTATGGTATATGCAGCTGTTTTAGGTAAAAAAATAGAACCTATTGATGTTTGGAATAATATACAAATGGGATCTTTTTACTGTATTAACAATCATTTACTTGATAATCAACATGATATTAAGAATTATATCAATAAATGCTTTTCAAGTCCAAAATCTGGCATTATAAACCCAGCTGTAGACAAAAATTGGAAAGAAAAGATAGATAAATATATGGAATACATACTTAAAAAACGAGAAATGTACAAAGATTGGTTTATAGCTGAACCAAAAAAGAAGTAAAAAGCGTGACAATTGCGTGATAATATAAAAGTAAACTAAAATTTAATATAATGGCAAAAAAAATAACAAAAAAAGAATTAGCTGAGTTACAGGATAATATAAAAAATATTAATACTGTTCAAATTAAAATTGGTGAGTTAGAATTAGCTAAATTAAACTTGGCTGCTCAATTTAATCAACTAAATAATAATATGAAAGAATTACAAGCTAGACTTGAAGAAAAGTATGGCTCTGTAAATATTAATGTTCATACTGGAGAATTTAAAGATGAAACTAATAAGAAAAATTAGCATAGGTAGAGATTATAAGAACGATGCAATGCATTATTCAGTTGGTCAAGAGGTTTATGGTAATCATATTATATGTGACATCATAGAATCAAAAGACAAGTTTAGTGTTTTAATTGAAAAAAATAACGAGGTTCTACCTTGGAAAGATTTTAATAAAAACATGGCTATATCAGTTGAATATAATCTTGAGTATTAATGAAAGGTACGTTTTATTTTTTAATAAAACCTAAAACGCAAAGATACAACAATACCAAAAAGGTTGGTGACAAAGAACTTATTTTAAACTCTGAAATTTATAACCATCAATATGTAAGCCGTGAGGCTGTTATTGTAGGTTTACCTTCAGAGTTTAAATCACCAATTGAAGAAGGTGATGAGGTAATTGTACATCATAATGTTTTTAGAAGATGGCATGATGCAAGAGGTAAAGAGCGTAATTCAGGTAGTTATATAAAAGAAGATTTATACAGAGTTAGTGTAGATCAAATTTTTGCTTATAAAAAAACAGTGAAGTGGAAAGCTTTACCAGGTTATTCATTTATAAAACCTATACAGAAAGAAGATGGATCTGAAGCTGATCAAATAGGTATTGTAAAATATTCTGACGGTAACTTTAAAGAAGGCGAACTAGTAGGTTATAATCAAGCCGCTGAATATGAGTTTATCATAGGCGATCAAAGATTATACAGGGTTCTAAACATTTTTATTGAAATTAAATATGAATACAAAGGACAAGAAAAAGAATATAATCCAAGCTGGTTACAGAGCAGTTGATGAGCTAGTTAAGGTTGCAAAAGAACCTATAGTAGAGACAGAAGATGATGTGTCAGCTGATAGATTAAAAAATGCTGCAGCCACAAAAAAGCTAGCTATATTTGATGCGTTTGAAATACTTAACCGTATTGAAGCTGAACAAGCAATGCTTGATGGTGTTGTAAAAGAAACTAAGCAAGAGTCTTTTGGTGGATTTGCAGAAAGAAGATCTAAGTAATGTACGAACAAAGCTTATGTAAGGTTATACAACCTATACGTGAAAATACTATCAAAAGGTTAAATAAAGGTAAGAAATGGAAATATGGATATAACAAAGAGCACGATGTTGTTGTTATATCTAAAGATGGTACTATAGGTGAAGTATACGAAATACAAAACTTAAAAATAGCATTACCTAAACAACCAAAGAAAGTACATAAGTTTGAAAAAGACAAATGGCAAGTAACACCATATCCAAAAGAATTAAATCGAATAAAAACAATATTTGACTGGAGAGATTATCCAGCTAATTTTAAAGAAAAATATATAGACTACATAGAAGATGAATTTCAAAGAAGAGAACGAGGTTTCTGGTTTTATAACAAGGGTATTGCTACTTATATTAGCGGTACTCACTATATGTATCTCCAATGGTCTAAAATAGATGTAGGTAAACCTGATTTTAGAGAAGCTAATAGATTATTTTATATATTTTGGGAAGCCTGCAAAGCTGACAACAGATGCTATGGTATGTGTTACCTTAAAAATAGACGATCTGGTTTTTCATTTATG